CATCTCGCAGGTCTGCGGCCCCACTATATAACCCATTCCTGAATCCGTAACCCAAAGTTGTCTCTGCGTTGTTATCAAACGAGTAACCTGGCCATTAACTAAACCAAAGATGGGCTGAACGAGCCATTCCATCGGAGAAGATAATCCGAGTGGACCTATAGTTACCTGAAAATTATACCAGTACCATCCTGATTTCTTAACAGTAAATGTAGTAGGTGAACCTGGATCCCAATGTATCCATTCATCATCCAGTAAAGTAGTATGAGGTACGCTATCAGAAAGAGTATATGCTCTATCAAAAGGATAGGTAAACGAAGTAGTACCCGAAGACATGGTAAATGCCTGACCTGAAGTACATCCGAACCCCGGCTGCCAACCAGTTGTTAAACTAGGAGTAGGTAAACCGCCGCCACCACCGCCACCTTGAGTATATCGACTGTCTAAGAAAGTAAGTGGAATATCATTAGCTTCTAAGGTAGCTGCAGGTACTGGTGTCGATGTCGTTATAGCTTTCCAGTAAGTTGGACTTGTAGTAGGATCATGTCCTATATGATTTGATAGAGCACGATATAAATTGTTATCAGAACCAACGATTACATCATTGATCCGATAAAATTGTGATAGAGACCATTGAGTGTATGCCATGAATATAATAGTAATCTTTTTTTAACTGAGAATATTGTCGTTTCGCTGATCTGGGCGCGTTGATTTTAAGCGTTACTATATATACATATAAACTTCTTTTGCAAAAGGAAAAATGATATGAATCAAGAAGAGGCCGAACAGCTAGGTTGGGTATTCGCCAACAGTGATATCGAAGAAGGTCTTGTAGTAGAAGCCGATGTTGATCATGATATGCGTAGAAAGCATACAGAAGAGAGACATCAGCAGCATCTACGTCACCGCGAAGAGTTCCATAAGCAGCATATGCGTCATGTAGACGAAGTACATAAGCATAACTTAAACATTGCTAAAGAACACCATAAGCATCTATCACCTGCTTATCTATATGGTGGTGGTATGGCTTATAATGCACCGCCCGATCACGATGCAGATGATCGTCCAGGCTCTGGTGAATCTGGCCTAGCAGCTCCGGCAACCGGCACACAGGCTGGAGCTACTACTGGTGGGGCAGGTGGGACTGCTGGTGGGGCAGCTTCTGGCACCGGTGGGGGTGCAGCTTAAATGATTAATCCAGCTAAGCCTTGGGAATGGCATCCGAAGGTAAGGAAGAGTAGCGAACTATCACGTGGTGAACGAGCAGCCGACCGTATGAAGTCTGTGTTTGCTACCTGGTGGGCATTGATTGCAATGTGCGCAGTAATGGTGTTGTGGATGAGTACGGGCGGCTTCGGTATTGATCAAGAGCCATTTATTTTACTCAACTTATGTCTATCTACATTAGCTGGACTCCAGTGTTTCGTACTTCTTATTGCTAATAAGAGGGGTGAGCAAATTGCTGCAGAAACCGCACAACATACACTAGAGTTAACAGAACATATAGATAAACTACTAAAAGAAAATACAGAACTCACAGCAAAAGTACATGAACAAACAGCTCGTATTGAAGAGCTACATAAACATGTAACTGGATTAACGAATCACTTTAATTTGCAGGTGGGGGATTACGAACCCGAACAGAAGCCACCGACTCGAAAACGTAGACCACCTAAAGGAATATAAATTATGCATTCTTGGATCGATGATTTATTTTACGGTCCTGGACTTGTGGTTATAGGTTCGGATGGTAATATTTATAGAGCTTTAGCCAAAAATATCGGTTTGGATCCCACTACTAATCCTAATGTGTGGCGGGCGGAAAGTTCTACAGGAGTACCTAGTACTCCTACTGGCGCTAATGTGCCCGTCCCCCAGGCTGGGGACGCAGGCAAGGTGGTCACCGTCAACGCCGGGGCAACCGGCTACGAGCTTGACCAAGGCGGCACATCTGTTCAGGGCGCCCTGATAACCCACAAGTTCGCTTTCACCTACGCCACCGCCGGGTTGCTGACTGGAGCTACCGCCGTCTTTACCGATGGCTACATTCCCGCCGTGGGCGACATCCTCCATGACGCCTGGTTCGAGATTGGTATCACTTGGGACGGCACCACACCTCTAGGGGACGCTGGGACTTTCCCCGCAGGGACCGGCCACCAGGGTTGGTGGCAGATCGGCAACGCTCCTATTTGGATGGGAAATGCGGACGTAGCCGAGGGAGATGTGCTCTTTGGAGGCACTGACTCCACAGGGGGGCAAACATCGCACTCCTTGGCCCAACTCGCCGTTAACAACGCTGGCCGCTCCGGGCCGGGGCGCTTCCTGACTGCGGACCCGATTCAAGTCTGCGTGAGTCAGAACGGCACGACCACGGGCGCAAATCCTGGCGCTACCCAGGGTTCAGCCGTCCTCTACATCGTCACTTCAACCCCGCACGCCTGACCAACACGCCGGTTCGATGCAGACACCACCCATCCACATAACGTCGGTAATGAATAAGATATAATAGATACTATGGCCCCTAATCCACCAAGAAAACCATCAAATAATAGTCCCTATAAAGCCGGTGGTAGCCGCACACCTGCTCCCGCTTTAGGTGTGGGTAGTGCTGGCGCTGCCCCTAAGCCCGGCTCAACATCTGGACCTAGCAATCCCAACCTGAAAACATCTAAGAGCCTTACGGGTGTAGATCCTAAAGCTAATGACAAGGAGCTAGCTCCTAATCCCAACTTCAAGGGTACTCCACCGCAGATGCAAGGTGATCACCCAAATGCAGAACCGTATAAGGGTCCTGTAATGAAGGTAGAGGGTGGTTCATTTGTTCCTCAGATCAATATGGACTCCATGCCGGAGCTAGACACTGAGGTAACTATTGAATTTGCTTTAGAAGAGTTTTCTAGAGTTATGATTGAGATTGCCGAACAGCAAGAGGATCCTGTTTGGCATCAACAAATGCTAGCTATGGCACAAGAATGGCATGCTCTCGCAGCTACCCTACTACAACATAGAGTAGATATGGAATCAACTCGTGGTGAAGTAGAACTTAAGCAGCAGCAGCTAGTTCATAATGACATGGATCATCAGCAGAAGTTCTCGCAGCAAGATCAGATGCACCAACAGAATATGAAGCATCAAGATAGTATGAACCAGATGAACTTGCAGCATCAAGATCAGATGAACAAGATGGGTATGCAGAATACTCAGATGCAAAATCAGGTCGGCATGCAAACTAAACAACAGCAGTTGAAGCAGCAGACACAGTTTGGTGATCAGAAGAACAAGATGGCTCTGCAACAGCAGAAAGAAATTCATCAGACCAAGATGCAGTTCACCAAGCAAGTCCAAGCTTCACGCATGCAAAAAATGAAATCTCAAGCTCAACAACGTAAATCAAAGCCTTCACCAAAATAATGCGTACCTGTGAGATTGAAAATTGTACTAAATATCATGCAGCACTTGGTTTATGTCAAAAACACTATATGAGACTTAAGCGTACAGGTAGTACCAATTCAACAATCGGCTGCTTAGATGCTCCCGAAAGATTCAAATCTTTAGTTGGACCGAAAGATCAAAATGGCTGCACTCCATGGCTGGGTGGAAGGAAACGTAGACCAAATGGCATTTTATCCGCGTGGTCGTAATGAGATATATATGATACCTAGTGGAGATGGGCATTACTATATAGGTTAACAATGTCAGGCCGACATCAAGAATATAACAAACTAGCTAGTTAGGAGATAAATTATGGCCGGTGCCGCAAATAACAAGGGCAAGCAGAAGCCGTTCAGTCGGGGTTCTGCTGCCGTCAAGGCTGACAGTAAGGTAGTTCCTTATGGCAAGCCTTCCGTAATGCTAAAGAATCTAAAGGATCAGGCTGCTCAGTCTCAGGGTAAGCCTCGCAAGGCTGATATTATCACAGCTGATTACAAGCACCCACAGAAGCAGCAGATGGCAAATCTGAAGAGTCTAGGGGATGCCCGCTATGGTCAGGGTGATCAGCCTTGGAAAAGTGATGGTCCAGCAAGAAAATCTTAATATGATATAATATTCATTATGTCAGGTAAGCGTTTGATTCTGCCCCGCCAAGAGCGGGGCAGTTTACTGTCTAAAGTGTGTCGTAAATGTGGTATAAATAAGAATATCGATGAATATCATTGGCGAGATGATTGTCAAAATTATCGTCATGAATGCAAACAATGTAGAACTGACGCTGCAAAAGATAATTTACTTATGGTCTTTTATAAAATGACAAGAGAGGAATATAATTACCTATTGAAACAACAAGGTGATGTGTGCGGGATATGTAAATCACCTAAATATGAATACCGAAATCTTGCAGTCGATCATGACCATCATTGTTGTCCAGGTGAAAAATCATGCGGTCAATGTGTAAGGGGTATTTTGTGTTCCAATTGTAACTGTGGCCTTGGATCTTTAAAAGAAAATAAAAACCTATTAAGGTCAGCTATCAATTATCTAGAGAATCATTTAGGTTTTAAACCGAGCAAGAGAAAAATACCCATCAAAACCAATGATATCTCTTTACGTAGCTGGGTTAATGATTTATATGCAGACTATAAACTAAACACAGATGAATATTATTACTTGTTAAACATACAGCAGAATGTTTGTGCTATTTGTTTCAATAATCCTATAGGAAAAAAGTATTTAAGCGTAGATCATGATCATGATACTCAATTAATTCGTGGTCTGCTATGTATGCCATGTAATTCTAGTTTAGGATATTTTAAAGATAATACAGATGTAATATATAATGCAATTACGTATCTTAACAACCCCTTCAAGGGTCCAGACGGGCCTGCTCGCAAGTCGTAAGCATTTCACAACCGCTACACCTTAAGAATACAGAAGCCCTGCCGCAAGGCAGGGCTTCTTCACATATTCTAGGTTGATCGTTTTGTTCCATTAATTCTTTAACTTGTTAATAGCATTGTAGGCGTTTATGAAGTGGATTGTTAACCAAGCAATTAATGCACCAACACAACTCGTAGTGAATGGATGGTGCATATGTAGCCAAGTGCATCCTGCGGCGATAGCAAACATCCACATTAAGGGAATAGCAATCCAATCGGGCAAAAAAGCACGAATAATATCTGTTAGTGGAGGGTAAGGCCCTTCGGTAGCCAAGCCGAATCCCTCCATAGTTCCAAATCCTACTAGCGCCGAGACAGCCCACATCCAAAAGGGAATTAAGAATGCTGCGGCTAGCAAACCAATAGCTACAAACCCCCACAAATAGAGCCACCAATTAGCATAGGGTCCTATTTTATTTGCTATATCTACTTTACTTATCATAATTATATATCATAACCGACGTTATGACGGCGGTTGTCATGCGCAGGCCACGGTCACGATGTTGGAGGTGTTGCCGAGCGTCCCGGTGGCCCGGAACTGCCAGGTCTGGCCCGACACCGGGGCGAACCCGAAGACAGCCTCCTCGTTCTGCGTGCCGCCAGCGACCGCTTCGGGGATGTTGGCCCACGCCCCGCCCGGTGCGAGCACTTGGAGGGCGGCCAACTCCAGCATGTTGTGCTCCAAGAACGCGACCGCCATGCCCGAAGCTCGCTGCTCGATGGTCAGGTGGAGGGCGTTGACGGTGAAGTCGATGTCGGCGAGGGACTGGGCGGTAACCCACTGCTGGCCGGACATGCGAGGCGGGATGAACACCGCCGACGACCCCGAGAAGTTGCCGAGGTGGTAGTAGTTGCCCCGCTCCCAGGCCATGTTCTGCGAGAACGTCGCCCAGTAGGGGCCTTCAAAGTTGACCCCGGTGAAGTCTCGGCCGTTCGACCCGTCGAGGCCAACCCCGGTGAAGATGCCCGAACCGGGCGCGGTGGCCGTAAGGCCGTTGCTGCGCTCGGCCAGGACGTGCTCCAGGGTGGATACCGGGATGCCGGTGGCCGTGAAGGTCTTGTGGGCGTTCATCGACGGCAACGTCATCACCCATTTGGCGTAGGCCGGCGACCAGTACTCGGCCTCGACATCGGAGCCTTGGGTGCCCGAGGTGCCGTTAACAGCCCGGCCGGCGATGCCGAGCGAGGCGAGCAACCCGAGGTACAGGTAGCTGATCTGGGCGCAAGCCATGGTCGGGCCTTTGCCGCTGTTGAGCGCGGCGTTGCCGGTGTAGTTGGTCCCTGACGGGCCGATGCCGCCCTCCCGCCACTGGTAGATCTCCAGGCTGCGGTAGACGTTCGCCAAGGCGGGCGTGGTGGCCTGGGTGGTGCCGGTGAAATAGCAGTTACGCCACACCCAGTCTCGGACGCACTGCTCTTTCTGGTCGTCGGTGAGGGTCACCCCGCCGCTAGGAGCGCCGATGGTGCCGCCGGGGGCGGACACGAACGACGGGACCGTGAGGGCGTTGGCGATCGCGGTGAGGGCGGCCACATCGGTGGTGGTCGACCGGGCGAACTGGGATGACACGGCCAGCGGCGGGGTCAACGGCGCGTTGCCGGTAACGGTCAGGTTGCTCATTGGACACCTACCAGACCCTCGTAGAAGCTCGGATATGGGGTCGGCGTCGGAGTGTTCGGTACGACCGGCACGAACACGTCAACGGCGGACGAGGTGTCTGATGACGCCCCGGCCTGCATGTCGGCGGTGGTGTTGATCCTGGTGGCGACCATAAGGAACAGGCGTCCCATCTCGAAGTTGGCGTCGTCGGAGCAGGGAAGGTCGACGATGCGGACCAGACCGGCGATCCCGGCGACGATGTTGGCGAGCGCGGGGACGGTGGTGAGCTTCGGGCCGATCATCCGCACCTGCGGGCTGAGCTGCTGGTAGCCGCGGCCCTGGCCGCTCAAGGCGGTGGCCACACTGAACCGGGCGCCCTCACAGAAGCGGGCGTTGCTGGCCGATATCAGGTCGCCGGACTGGACGAGCGGCAGGTTCTCTTTCAGCCACTGCGACGAGGATGCGTCGGGGGTGGCCCCGAAACAGTCGAAGGTGTTGCCCCCGTTGAAGGCGTATTGGGCGGCGCCGAGGGGCAGTTTCGGGATGATCGGGATGAGGGGTGATGCGCTGCCCGACCCGCCGCCGTACTGCCCGGCGACGGTGTAAAAGCAGGTGTCCTCGAAGTAGACGACTTCGAACACGGCTGAGCCGACGTTGCCGGTGGACCCGGCGAAGGAGTGCAGCATCCCCTGATATGGGATGTAGCTGCACTGCAAAGCGAGCGTGTCGCCCGCGGTGGGGGCAGAGGTCAGGGTGAACTGAGCTGTCTCCATGAACCAGGCGTTCAGGAGATTGGTGGTCTTACCCGGATCGGTGGTCAGGTCGTAGACGGCGGTGAGCGCCGACACGTAGCCCTGGTCGGCGATGATCGCCGCGTTGTTGTTGCCCCCCAGGTTGGTGGCCAGGTTCCAGTAGTAGTTGATCGCCTGCGAGGTCGAGTTGGCCGCCGCCATCCGAAGCTCGTAGCCGGTCTGAGTGGCCTTGCGGGTGGCCAGCGTGCCCTTCATGAGGGCGTCGAGGCTCTGGCGGTAGATGCCGCGCAACTGCTGGCGGGTGACGCCCCGGCGGGGGCGCCGGGGTAGAAGCTCGACCGACGACACCGACGCCTGCTGCGGCAAAAGGGCGGCATAGGCGCCAGTATGTTGATATCTAGAGTCTAAATAACTAATAGGTAAATCATTAGCTTCGAGTACATCTTGCGATACGGGAACAGAAGAAGTTTCTTGCTGCCAATACGAGGGGTTAGAGGTAGGATCTTTAGCGGTGCTAGTAGCCAACGCTTTATATAGATTACCATCAGAACCTACTACGGTCTGCCCTACATAATAGGTAGTCGAAAGTATCCAATTATCCATGAATATAATAGTAATCTAATCATTTCTCTAATCTCTTAGCGCCTATAGCACAAATTTTGGTCTCTGCGTGAGAGCACCAGAAACAAAATGATTTATTAGGCGTCGGATGGAATGTGTTTGTCTCAATGATCTTGTTGATCGTCGCAATCAATCTTGATTCCATAGTTTCTAAATCAGTAATAGTAAACTCATGAGACTTGATGCGGCCACTTCTTAGATATTCTAGCTGTCCTATAATTCTATAATTAGGATAATACTTCTTCATAGCTAAAGCATAAATACCCAGCTGAAAATCATTAGGAACATCCTTATAGGGTACCTCTTTACGGCCAGTTTTATAGTCAGTATAGGTACAAGTATTTCCTAAAATATCCACCCTATCTATATAACCTACCACTAGAGCAGGTCCGATCACAATAGCAAAGGCCTTCTCCTTAGCTTCCACATGCCACTCATCGTTCACATGAGTCTGGCAATACTCTGCTAGTATCTGTCTACCTATATCTAATAAGTCGGAAGTTATTTCACCTTCTTTATCATGGTGTGCTACATAATCTTCGAAAAGATTAGCCATCTCAAAATAATTTAGTGGTTGATTAAAATCTATATGTTCTAATACACTATGAACTACATTCCCAAGTAGTGAATATTTATTATGGCCGCGGGGTTCAAATAATATATAGTCATAAAAATATGCTGCAGGGCACCTTTCGAAACTAGATAACCTACTAGCACTTATTTCTATTAGAGACAATCTCTCTAAATCTGTTAATTCATCTATTAGTCTAATCATTAAAACCTCAAGGTAGGGTTATCGGGGTTTACTTGGCGCATAGCTTTTAATTCTTCAAACCAAAATGGAGGCTTATTAGTTAGTTCTTTGTGCCACATACTATGAGCGCCAGTATCAACGACAACCGCACCACACCATTGACACAAGTAACAATAAACTTTGTTAGTATAGAATGCTACATTAGAAAAGGTGTCCCCAATATCTAATGTCTTATAATCGGGGAATGATTCTTCGTGATCATCAATTAATTTCTTATAAACTTCTGGGGTTAATTCTCTCATTCTTGTCTCCAAACATCCCAACATCCATGCTTAGTAGTTAATTCTTTCCACTTACGGGAGCTTCTACGAGTGGAGATCTCAAGACGAATGGATAAAAGATTACCAATTCCGAATTTAGATTTACCTATACCAAGCCAAAATTGCAGGTTATGCTGGCCACGTCTAGGATACTGTAAAGTAATACTACCTAACTTAATGGTCGGTGGTTTAATAAAACCTTGCCGCTGTGGACAATTATCTGGATCAGGACAACTATTTTTAGACATTTAATTTTCCTAATACCATTCCCGCTATATGCTTTGGTGCAAATTCGTCAGCATCGAGTGTAAGATATGGGATCGTGTGTATAGAAAGTAAGTTGAGTAGCTCTGCGTCAATTTCTCTAGCTTTCTCTTCTGTTTGTACTCTACCTGCTGGATTAAATACCTTAACCCTATTAAGGAAGAAGGTCATGTTATCCATAGAATTGAAGAGTTCTAGAGTTAGATTGTGGAAGTTCTCTGACATCTTACCACCATAATAGGTTAGTAAGAAGATAGGAGAATCAGTTATGATAACTTCTACTTTATCCTGTAGACGCCAGAGTCTGTGGTATTGCTTACCTAATAGATAGACCTGATTGTCTAATGTATTGACGCGGCCTTCCCATACTAGATCTTTAGCAAACTCAGTAACTAACTCACAATTAACTCCAGCAGTCTTTAGCTCAAAGAAAGTACCTGCAGCGGTGGTTGATTTACCAGTCCCAGGACCGGCAACCATATTTACTACTGTAGTCACCTACTATTCCTCATCATCATAATAGTTATCTTCAATAAGCTGACCGTCACTATCATAAACTCGACCGTCCTGATCGATTTGGTAGCCACTATTAGAATCTAACCAACGACCTTCACCTACAGGTATAAGACCTGAGTCACCTATTTCCATGAAGTCATCTGAATTGTCTATAAAGCTCACTTCACTTATCCTCTTCTGGGTTCTCGTCGTCAAAGTCTTCTAGAATCATACTATCAAACATCTTATCTATCCATGTATGGGCTAAGCCTAAAGCACTATGATGTGGCATCGTGCCACCAAGATAGATGTCGCCATACTGATGTGAGCTTGGTTTAGTAGCACTAACTGAAACATACACAATAGCAGCTTCAGTAACATACTCATCTTCTCCTAACCTACCAGTAGAACGGATCGCTTCAATAATTAAATCATCAGTCTTCGACATATTTAATATCCCTTCTTGAATAAATGAAGACTGGCATATCGTTACCTTCTTCTATTTCTACGAATTTAGATCCTTGATCAACCTCACTAGTCTGTGTGCAAATAAAGTTAACCATTCTTCGAGCTGGATCATAATAGCAGCTGGAAAAAGTAACATAGCTATCATCGTTTAGTAATTGATCCAAAGCCTCCAGCGTTATAGAGAAAGTGTATACTGGATGGCCAATCATTATATCTTCTTTCTCATACTGCGACCAATAAAACTACGTGCTAGACAGCGACAACCCTCTATAGTGCAATGCCGCTGCTTATGCTTCTCCCCATAAGTAGGACTGAAGTGGTAATGACCACAAGCTATACAGAAATCTGTGATTGTTATATCTTCTACTGGAATATGAGTAGTCATTATCGTTGTCCTCGCTTGTAGTTATCATACCATTCCTTGCTTGATATGCCAGTTTCAAACCGTACTGGATCCCAGTTAGGGTCTCCAGTCTTTTCTCTGATGCGTTGCACCATAGCATTATAATCTCGCTCATCAGCAGTCTCTGCTTCACCTTGGATCTTAGAACCAAAAGGATTGCCGGGAATCTTAGCGACTAGAAGCCTACCCTCGCGTGTCTTATACTGTAGTATGCCGTCCTTACAACGGCAATAGTCATCAGGATCAGGGTACTTACGACGCTCAGCATCAGGGCGACCAACACAGGTCGCACACTCTGCCTTAGAACCTTTATCGGCACACCTAAAACATGAAGTGCAAGTACGATAGCAGCTTTTGTCATATGGCGGGTTACAAAACATTTTCGCTCAATACCATCATTTCTAATTGTTCTTTGACCTTAGTGTTGGTAGGCTTAACTACCTTATAGGTCAGTTCAAACTTGTCTACGGGATAGCGTATAGTTACATAGCTATCACCAGGATTCCCTTCTATTATACCAAGGATCTTATCTAGTGTATAGGGGGTAGGTTTCTTTTTGAAACGTAGTTCTATTGATTCTCCAATAGAGTATTCAGGTAGCTGCGGCGTCCGACATTCATAGAGAGTTATCTTCGACTTCTTAGCTTCTTCCTCCCCTATAAGCTTACGCTCATGTGAGATAGGACCACGCATCAAAACGATGTCACCAACGGCTACATCCTTATACTTTTCAGCTGACTGAGAGAAAGCAGCTACATCTATAGTGCCTGTAAGATCTTGTACCTGAAAGAAGATAAACATCTTGTTATCTCTCTTTGAGTAACGCACATCCTTAGATACCACCAGACCAGCAATCATTACGTTAGTCTTTTCGGGTAGCATACCTATCTCAGCTACTGTATGGGTGATATCATTTTCTAAGAATGACCATATGCCCTTAAGTGGATGCTCAGTAATATAAGAACCAAGCTCCTTCGCTTCAGCATTGAGTAGATGTATTCGATCCTCTCTCTTTGTAAGCTTATTGTCCTGTTCGGGCATCAACTCATCTAAGGCACCTGCAAATAGGAGGTGTTCTATTAGGGACTTATTAAGGATATCAACATGGGTGCGGCGGAGCCAATCATACAGGTTATAATAGCCTCGCTCCGAGTTAAGGATCTTATCTAATGCAGCATCCCCTAAACCCTGAATAGTTTTCATACCATACTGAATAGTATCATCATCTATAACAGTGAAATCCCTATCAGAGGTATTGATAGATGGACCTATTACTTCTAGACCCAAGCGCTTAGCATTATTGACATGCTCGCCTGCTCTTTCTACATCATCCATACAAGAGATAACTGCAGCCATATAGTCTGCTGGAAAGTGAGCCTTAAGGTAGGCCGTCTGATAGCCTAAATAAGCATAGGCGGCAGAGTGACCGCGGTTGAATCCATAGGCTCCGAAGAATTCGATTTCATCAAAGATCCTATTGGCTTGAGCTGTAGCGATACCTGAGTGACTTACGCAGCGATCAACAAACTCACCACGAGCTAACTTAATCTTATCCTTTTCCTTCTTACCCACCAGTCTACGCAAGCCATCACGTTCCATGACTGAGTATCCTGCGAGTTTCTCAGCTACAGAAAGAATTTGCTCCTGGTATATCATTAGACCATAGGTATCTTCAAAGGCCTCTTTTAAAGATGGATGCGCATAAGTTACATTGCCACCATTCTTTCTAGAAAGATATGATCTATCCATATGTGAGCCGAGTGGACCTGGACGGTAGAGTGCAATAACGGCCATGAGATCTTCTAGCTGCTGCGGCTGAATCTCGTATGTTAGATTAGAGATACCACTGGCACCAATCTGGAAGACAGTTGAAGTGTCACCACTACATAAAAGTTCGTAGGTCTTACGATCATCTAGCGGTAGCTTATCCATATTAAGCTCTACACCCTTACGTCGCTTAACTGACTTAAGGGTCTTATCTATAATAGAATAGTTCTTCAAACCAAGGATATCAATCTTTAACAATCCCAGGCTCTCTACCTGCTTACCATTCCACTGCGTGATGATAGGTCCAGCGGACCCATCTTTGTTTGGCTTCTGCATGACGGGCATGAAATCTGTCAGTGGCCCTGGTGTTATGAGAACACCCGCAGCGTGAACGCCTGTCTGTCTGATAAGCCCCTCAAGACCTTTAGCCGCATCGAGAACCCTCTTAGCGTCAGGGTCAGTCTCGTAGCTCTTACGTAGATCCTCGACTTCCTCAAAAGCTTCTTCAAGAGTCTTGTCGAATCCCTGTACTGGCGGTGGTATTAGGTTAGCTAACTTATCACCGATTGCGTACTCATAACCGAGTACCCTGGCAGAGTCACGAATAGCAGCGCGTGCTTTGATAGTAGAGAAGTTGCAAATGTTAGCGACTCTACTTATACCGTACTTAGTACGAAGGTAGTTGATAACCTCTTCGCGGCGATCTTCATCAACGTCCACATCGATATCGGGCATGGTCTTGCGGCCTTCAATGAGAAATCGTTCGAATAGAAGCTTGAATCTAATTGGGTCTACTACCGTGATACCTAGAGCATAAGATACTACAGCACCAGCAGCAGAACCTCTAGCTGAAGCATAGATTCCATTGCGGTGACACCATTCAATGATGTCCCACACAATAAGCATATAATCTACGAAGCCCATGCGATAGATCACACCAAGCTCGTATTCTACCCTGTCCTCAATCTCTTTAGTTATCTCACCATACTGCTTCTTTAGTCCCTTATAAGTCAGCTCTCGAAGATAAGAAAAGTGATCACCATCATAGTCATAAATAGGGAACTGAAACTCTTTTAGTTCCAAGTCGGGAGCTTGAATCTTTTCATTCAGTTCTATTGTGTTGCGTAGCCACTCTTCTGGAAAGAGTTTAGCCATCTCTGCATATGACTTTAAATAGAACTGATCATTGTAAAACTTGAACCTATTCTCATCAGACTGTAGCGCACCAGTACCCAGACAGTTGTGTGTCACAATCTCATCTGCTACATAGGTATGGGTCTTATCTACCTCAATCGAATAAACAGGGCCATTATATGGTTTATAACTTACACTAATCGCCTGCCAAACATTAGTCCCATCGTATGTTAAGCCACTATAGGGTAGTCGGAGATCTTTTGGTACGCATACCATCATTCCATCAATCAAATTACACGCTCGGATATATTGGGGATGTCGCATTCTAAAGAAATCTATCGAATCATCCCAAATAGGATAACGAATATCACGACCGTATGCTCTTAGACAAATCGCGGCATTTGTTGTATTATCTCCTACTCGATTCCAAAATTCACTAACGGGAATCTGATGCTTAGAGTTACGAGATTTCTGGATATATGGATGGTACAGTAGGGTTGGAATATTAAACTTATGTCCTAACCACGCCTCTTCTAGTAGGACCTCCTCATGAGTGTCACAAGCCTTGAGAATCCATACAGCATCAGCTCCGAGATCTTTTGCTCTTTGTATTGGACCGAATAGCCCCTTAACTCCTTTAGATCGTCTAAATTTAGTGATGCCAATTCGGTATTGATGATTCTTACGCATGAGGTAAACCACAAAGGGCTTGACGCTATCCGAATCCAGTCGAGCCACACAAATATGATCGGGTGTATAGCTAGAACTGTGACCTTGAGAAGTTTGAATATTAACTAATGAACCCCTATACATACGAGAACTAATTGCAGTGACAGTGGCTCCAGTTTTGTTCATCGTACCCCTACGGGGAGATCTAGACCATGTAACAACCTTATCTCCCACTTGAATATCCTCAATAGGTATAGATTGTACTTCTACTGGTACACTTACAGCCTTCTCTAATCCTAACTTAGAAGGCTTAATCGAACGTAATACCTTAGTACCTTCTGGTTGGCAAAGGCTAATATCATGTAGTTCTGCATCTTCTCTATGCACATAATGCGAGTCGATAGTTGGAATAACTTTGATACCAGCCTTCTTAGCTATACTTGCGACAGCTTTTAAGACTAATTCTTCCTCTTGTATCCCATGAGACATTACCTCAACGTAGTAATTATCTTTTCCTACAGCATCTTGCATTAAAAGTATCGACTGCTTCGCGGCAGCTAGATCATTACGCATTAATGCCTGTGCTAGTTCCCCATTAAGACATCCACTAAGAATGATTAGGCCACTACCATGCTTCTCTAGAAGTTCATGATCTACGCGCGGCTTACCATAATAACCCCCAGTCCATGAATCTGACGATAGCCGCACAAGGTTCTTAAACCCCTGCATATTCTGCGCTACTACAGATAGGTGTAGGGGACCACGCTGATCCAACTCATCTGTAGCTTTACCAGCACGCTCCAATTCATCTCTGTCATGGCGTGTCTGTCTAGCTTGATATAGTTCTGCGCCAGGGACATACTTTACCTTGAAGTCTTTGGCTGTTTCATATGCATCGATAACATGATGAATGTTACCGTGATCCGAAATAGAAATAGAAGGCAACCCTAATTCGTCTGCTCTTTGAAAGTAAGCTTTGAGTTGTGCTGCCCCATCTAACAGCGAGTAAACCGAATGACAATGAAATGCTGAGTAGGTTTCCACTTACACAATTATACCAGACTTAAATCTTGATGATAAAGTTTACATTCAAGTAAGGGGGAAGTGTCGATACGGTTTGGTTATCAGAGGTTCCTGGAGATATGGAACTGGTACTGTTTGTGGATGGAGTACCTGTGTTGCCGGGAGTTGTGCTGTCTGTGGACCCTCGTAGAGCTATTCCTCCCGTGTTACCGCTGGTATCACCAACTGGCGCTCCGCTGATCGCAACGTGGTCGGTGGCCGTCCAGCTTGAGAGCGTATTGGCTCGGTAGATGATCGTGTTGAGAAGCGTAGGGATTGCCGCAGCACCACCAGAATCTGACAGAGAATGAGAGTGAGCAGCGCTTCCATGGATGTGGTTTTGTAGGTCGTGAGAGTGGGTAGTTGTGAATGCGTGATTGTGTACTGTAGTAGTAGCACCGCCAGTTACACCTAGGACGCCACCGCCTCTAGGGAATGAATTGGCATTATTCAAGTCAGGTACATTGAATGTTGTGGAGCCGTCCCCCACACCATATGGAGCTACAACAATACTAGTTGCACCGCTACTAGCCGACATAGCTGGGTTAACTGTTATCTGGGTAGGAGTCAAACCTGTGATAGTCGTACCGGAGTTAATATTTGTTCCACTTATGGGCATTCCGAGGCCCATATTAGTAGTTGAAGCTACTGTAATGGTTGTTGTTGATGTTATGGTACCAATAATTTGAATAGTTATAGCATTAAACAAAGTGGCGTACGTTGCGCGGCTATATGCTGTTCCATCACACATAAGCCAACCAGATGGAGCCGTAAGTGCAGCGGTCATCTCTATATTGCCAGAAGATGAACCTACCTGACTCCAAACACTACCACTAAATCCCCATATAGAGTTGTTTGTAGTGTCTATAGCAAAATCGCCAGCAGAATAACCTGCTGTAGTAAGCGGATTGCCTGCTGTAGCACCTACAAAAGCACCACTCATACCTGTCTGACTAGCATTAACTCCGACAGTAAATGTATTCTGTCCAGAGAAACTATTAGTTTGAGTAATAGCACCATTCGCCCATTGCTGCATAGAAGTTTCTACCGCTGCGAGAGCACTTACTTCAAGATTATGTAGTGCTGAGTGTGTTAGTCCGGCCGTATTAGCCGTACCTAACAACTCACTAGACGTGACTGTACCAAAGCTATCTATAGAAATAGGCCAAGAAGTTGCCATTTATAAATCCAGTAAAGTTAAAGTTTCATCCAGATAGGTTTTAATGTCTACAGGTAGTTGCTTATCTGGGATCTTATTGTGTGCTGACAGGCGAGCATACTCTTCTTTAACCATAGGGTGCTTAAGAATTTGTGTATGGAGTAGCTTAATAGTGTCATTGATCTCTTCCATCATATGGTGAGCGTCTTTTAGTACATCGTGAAGCTTGTAGAAGGTTGTCTCATTTGCCATAGCGCGAGGCATAAGTTTAAATGCTAACTCTATATCTTTAAAAGCTTGACTACATTGCCCTGATAGCTTAGCTGCAATTCCACAAAAAGCATTCATATATGATTGTGGTAGATGCTCTAACATTACTTGGCGATGCTTATTAATATGAACAGCTAACTTATCGGAATGCTCTAGTGTTTCGTCTACGTGTTTATGCGCATGGTCTGCATTCCAAGCTACCGCAACCATAGACTCCTTATCACCACCCCTAAAGGCTTCTAGATTTGATCTAGCTTCATGTAGGTGGCGTATGGCATGCTTATGATTGAATGCGCATGAATCAGCAAGGTGTGCAATAGACCTTATGGCGTCTACCGCTGTGGGGGCCGACCCTTTTCTCCATCTGTTTATATCAATAGATGCCATAGTCTATATAGTAATTAAACAATCTTATCTATTCTGTCCATCTCGTTCTGTTGCTCGGCCATAGCATCTTTAAGCTTTTGCTTAATAGCGGCGAGTCTTTCCCGAGATGTATTGGAGTGTTCAAGAATTCTATTAGCGATCTCAGAAGCCTTTTCCCCATCAATATATCGCCACTTAAGTATCTGTCTCTCCGAAGGTGTCAATAGAGCGAAGATCCCCTTTGCCGATTCACCACTAACCCAACGCTCGTCAAACTCCTCTCTATCTAAGAACTCTTCTAATCCTGGACCTACTGGAGGAGCCATACCCTGCTGCACTGGCTCTGCGTAGTCGGTCTTTTCATTAGAATCCTTCTCATCCATCAAGGGAAAGGTGTGACGACCTAACTGGTTAATAAGATAGGTATCTGTCGCCTTCTTAAAGAGATAGAGTGAGTAATTGGAGATATAGTTAGGGATGGGAACTGATCCACCCTGCGATGATTCGCGTGGCTTATACACCCTTAGACACTGCAAAAAACTAAGATTAATAGCCTGCTGAACGTCTTCTATTTCACAATTACGTTGAACCATACCACTAATGCCTCTGATGACATCATTAATCTGTTTCATCTCTGAAGAGTTCATCTGGTTTTTTAGTAACTTAAACCGCAAATATCCTTCAGGTACATAAAAACCAATAAACCTACGTAGTTCGTAGTTATTACGATCATAAACACCATAAAATAGAAGCTTAATGAAATTAGCTAAGAAGTTCTCAAACACCTCCATCATCTTGATGCCAGCAGACTCATTACCCGCTTGAAACTCCATAACTAATTTATACATCTCGTCATTAGTTAGGTTGTATTGTCTTTCTTTATAACTTTTCTTAGGCATTTAATCACCCCAATGTGGTATGTGAGAGAAGTTCTTTTCTATGTCTTTGTAGTAGGCAAGGATCTGAATTCCCTTCTTCTTATAATATTTTGTTGATGCGGCAGTAGGTCCGTACGTTATAGCTACTAGCTTACTAGCATCTTCTGGATAGTCTCTGATGAAATGAACTAGCTGCATCCGCATCTTAGATGTAAGCATTCCTTTGATCTCTACGTAACAATCTCTAAGACCAAGATCTGGTAAGCCGTTTTTCTTAGTAGGTTTATATCTAGGAAGGTAAAGGTCTGGGAGATAACTCTTAGACCCTCGCGTTCCTTCTGCGAAGTCGAATCGGTATGCCTCATACTCCCACTTAACTCCGATATGATCTAACCACAACAGGACATTAGCTTCCCATTGAGATCGGAGATATGCGTCAGAATTAGAAAGGAATGCCCTCTTGCCTCCCCTAAACTTGGGAGCCGGAGTTCTTTCATACATATTAATACCTCATATACTTTATAATTCATTGTACCAGAAAGCTTGACAACTACCAACCGATGTGATATACTAAGGACCATGAACGCAACACAGCTATTTACAATGATTGAAGAGGACAATACTCAGCTCGATGAGATGCATGAGCGTTATGCCTACAAGCACGCAATGGAAGACCTAGGTCTTAATCCCGAAGAGGCTTTTGCATTCGCAAAGCAGTCTCTAGTCACACCTATCGATACAGGTGATGACGAGTAAGGACGCTTTTGTTGGTGAAGATGTCTGCTCATACTATATAGCAGATGTCTTCACCACAGAACGTATCCGTTGTATCCTCCCCAAGAATCATCAGTTCTATGGAAGAGAAGAACATTTAATAGATCAAAAGAAATTTATGAAAGGATAACTAAAAGAAACCCCTCCGCAAGGAGGGGTTCTCTTCTTATTCGGCTGCTTCGGTCGGTCTACCTCGATCAGCGTTGCGTAACTCTTTGATATCGTTATAGCGCGAACTAGCTTCTCTAGCTGCATTCGTAAATGCCTCAGAAGCGGTGTCCTTTACGGCTTGTCGTAGTACTTCAATATCTTCTTGTGATATATCGATTGGGATGGGGAGAGCTAGGGTTGCAGAAACATCAATATGTTCGAAGTTCCCAACATTAGCTCTACGTAGAACACTAGCTACAAACATTGGTGTACTACCTATAACTATCTGAGGTATAACAACCTCCTTAGGTACTAGTGGTTCATCTGTTATATTCTGGTTAACTCTAGGCATATTTGGGGACCAACTCCGAAGCATTGTACTCAAGGGTTTGTTGACGGGGCATTGTGACTCTTTGGTTTAGGTGGGATAGCACAGCATCAGCTACCTGTCGCTCAGTAAACTCTGTTGTATCTAAGATAGCGTCAAAGACTGAAGGATCAAATGACATGACACGTTCTGATGAATGGTTTAATTGTCTAGGATCCATAGCATGACCATCTCTAGCTTCAAGTCTTCGTTGTGCCTCGCGAGGATCAACATCTAATCTGACAACCAGATTACGAGGATAACCCTTAACTAGAGTGATCTCATTCTCAAAGCGCATGTCATCTATTACGACACCAAGCTTCTGTTGATCTTCGGTATGGTAGTCTTGGACTTCCTTATGGAATAGTCCTAGTTCATAATTAATCTGCCGCCGCATCCACTTAATGAATACGTCATCATCTTTTTGTCTAAGGAAATCTGTACCAATCCACTGCAAAAATTCCCTTGGCTTACCAGATCGAGGAAGGTCATGTGAGCATACCTCATATACCATATCGACTAATTCATCGTACTCTACGGCATGTCCAATTAGTTCACGCAGAGCATCATGGATCTGATAGCTACGACGAGAGAAGGCATTTTCTCCCTGTGTTTGTTGTAGAATAGAAACTATCTTCTTAATGGGCATGGCGAAGGATAGCTTGGTCCATACAATTGGATATGGTTTCTGGTTATCATCCAGATATCGCATGTAGTGACCAGGAGCTATAAGGTTGGCTGTCGCCGTCTTACCCGCTCCTGCTAATCCTCCGAACCCTATGACTATTAAATCATCGTTCATAGATTATATTATATCAGATTAAGATTATATCCGGTTCTAGGCTTGGGCCTTCTTGGTGTTCCGCTTGGCGGCGGCGATCTGTCGGCGGGTGGCCATGGTGGTCACCTCCTCTCGTTGGTTCAGGGAGTGCCCCATTTGGCTTTGAGGTAGGTCTCGACCTGGCCGAAGCTCGGTCCCGTTGAGGGCCCGGTTGTAGAAGAGAATCTCGGTCATGGGGCCGTTCCAGTAGAAGGGAGGGGGCGACTACCGGCATCGGAGCCCCCACAAACAGTCGCAGACGAACACGGAAGAGCACGTCATATCAGCGTGCTCATCCCGATCCACAAATCGCTTGCCGAGATCGTCGGCGTGGCCGCGCCGGTCGCCACCCCGCTCGATGTCGTGCCTTCGTAGACTGCGACCATCGCGTTGATGCCGCTGAAGTTGTGTGCGCGGGAAGTGAGTCCTGCCGGGCCGACTGTTACATCCCTCGGGTGCTGATCGGTGAACGCTGCGATCCACAGATAGTTAGACCCGGAAGGGGTGACGGAGGGGGCAGAGGGATTAGTGCTACTCCCGGTGGAGAAGGTGGGAAGTACGGTCGGGTCGGCGGCGGAACTGTATTGCAGAATGGCTAGGGCCAGGTCCGAGCCAGCACTGGTTGTAAATGTGACCGACCCTCCCCCACTTGTACCGGGGTCGCCGGGGGCCACCTTCTTGTAGCAGAACGTCAGGAAGCACGCGGAACCTCCCGTGCCGCCCACTTGAGTCCAGCCGGTCGGCATCGTCCAAGGAGGCCCCACACCGGCACTGTTGGCGAGTACGGCGTAGACGTAGTTGCCGACCGTCAGATCGCCACCGACGAACGAGCAGGACACTGTCGTCCCACCGGGCGAGCCAAGGTTGGTGAACGAGTTGACGAAGACGGGCAGCGGCTTCTTGGAAGCGTTGCACAGACCCCGGCGGGCCGCGTGCATTAGAAGTTTTCCCCAGCTACTACGCCGAGCCAGTTAGTCCCGTCCAGACAAACGAATGAGAACATATCCAGTTTTGACGCGGTAGTTGTCAATGTCGGTGCAGTACCGCCTGCCCATTTGACTGTCCCCGGCCAAGTGACCGTTCGTGACCCCGTGGCGTCCTGCAACAGTCCGAGCAAGAACGACTTGCCCGCCACTGCGGTCGGAAACGTGAGGGTACAGTTTGCGGTCAGGGTTATATTATTGATAGTTTCTAAGAATGGATCAGGTATAGTTTGGGTTGCGCCCGAACTTGCTACTGTATTTACATATTCTTGTACAGTTGCGAGTTGATTCCAACTCGTATTAGAACTACTAGTTGAAATCCACAGGCCCGTCTGTACAGTAGAACCGAAAGCAACACTTATAGCTAGTTCTCCGGCTGTAATGGGAGTAATATAACTATTAGGATTATGATTACCAACCGAAGTAAAACTCGTAGAGCCCAATACAACATCTGGTCCGATTGTCCCGCCCCCACCAAAGGTATAACACTTTAGAGATGGATCGTAATATAAAAAGGCACCGTTATTAAATGGTTCAAAAGTACCATCTCCAGCCCATAACCCACCGCTATGTGGATCAGAACCTAGAACCCACCTAGGATATGAATCTCCAGATATTTGCACAGATAGAATAGATTGATTCGCGGCTACTTCTAGATTTTTACGACTATTAGCTCCAGATATGGGATCTGGTGTAGTGGTAGTAGTAGTAAATCCAGTAGCATTAGCAGGGAAATAACTAGGATTACCAACCGCTACTCCCTGGACAGTTAATGAACCAGGTACATTTACTGTATGATTTGAAGTACCTAGAACAATTAAGTCCTGAGTAGCAGAAGAAGCTGCAGTACCAGTATGGTCTACCCCTATAGCTACTGCACCATCCGCATTAGTTGTCGCACCATAACCAATAGCAACGCTATTATTGCCAGTACCACCAGCATCCAATCCTAACCATACCCCATTAGTACCAGTACCACCAGAATTTTGGCCAATAGCTATAGATGCTACACCATTAGCTGTTGCGGATGTACCAATTGTGATTGCATAGTTAGCACCGGATCCAGAACCTTGACCTATACTGATACTACTCTGGCCGCTACCACTAACAGAGTCACCAATAGCAATCGAGCCAATTCCGCTAACAACCCCATCTCCCCCTATTAGTATAGAAGAATCCCCGGTTTGGGTGATACTATATCCAATACCGATTGCCCTTAGCCCTATCACTGATCCAAAATTACCAATAGCAATCGAACCTACCCCAATGCCACCGGCAAGTGCCCCAATGCCTATCACATTTGATTGATCTGAACTATGGCCAGCATAGCCAGCACTTGCAGCATTGTATCCTATATAAGTATTATGGGTACCGGCATATAAGCCTTGACCAGCTAATGAACCTATAGCTACATTATATTGACCCGTGGCTGGTGTAGCACTATCATAGATCGATCTATATCCAATTGCAACATTATCGGTCGCACCGTGTGCAAGAGTTAAGGATTCGGTTCCAATTGCGATATTATTACTACTCGTAGTATTAGCTGACACATTACCAGAACTAGCTCTATATCCTATCGAAACATTATCTGATCCAGTAAGTATAAAACCGTTTGCACAGGTCCCAGCAAAATCACCAATACCAATATTTTGACTACCAGTTGTACTACTTAAAGCATCAGTACCAACTGCAACACTAGAGTGTCCTATTAGAGCATTTCCAGCAGCATACCCCACAGCTACATTATTATAGTTTACACCAGTAGTTGCATAAAGCGCGGTTACACCGACAGCTACGCTAGAAAGTGACCCATTATCCGAACCACCAATTGTTGTAATACCTAAAGCACCATAGCCTAAGGCAGTATTTTGACTTATACTGGTCTCACCATATAATGAGGTTCCACCGCTACCTATTTGCACCCAATTACTAATACCCGCCGTGGTAGCCTGCCAAAGACCCGGAGTGGCCCCAAGAAGCCCATCTATGATACATAGATCACCAGCCTCACGGGCATAAACATATCCATTTGGAGTATTGTGAAGACTATGCCCGTAAAGACCAAAGGTACTGAATGTACCCGAAGCATTTTGCTGAAATTGAAGAATGGGCTGATCGGTACTTTGGGCAGCTACCCAACCACCACTAATCAGATGAGACTGTGAAAATGGGCCTCCGACGTTCTCCATACGAAACTCAATGCCACTTGGACCATACAGTGAAAGTCGTCCATTGGTACCATTGCCTGTATACCAGATATTAGCACCGCTGCCATATGGATCGATTGTACCATCTGCAAAGTATAAACCATCTGTTGGATCAGAGTTTAATAACCACCTAGGATATGTATCACCAGATATTTTAACAGATAAAAGAGATTGATCTCCAGCTAATACTAAATCCGTACGTGATCCAGTACCACTTACTGGATCTGGAGTTTCTACTAAAGTAGTTAATCCTGCGGGATTTGCGGGAAAGAATGATAATTGTGTTCCACCACTATTAGGTGTCGCCGCTACCACGTTTTGTAATTGTGTTTCTAATTTAGTAACAGCATCTGCTAATAGATTATGGACGCCAGCATGAGTTAAGCCAGCCGCATTAGGATGGTTGGTAGACTCGGTACCAGTTACGGTACCGAAGTTATCTATAGAATCAGGCCAATTAGAAGCCATTATTAACTAACTGCATCCTTATTGGGTGGTAGACCTGCTAGGCCAGCCTGAGGTGTATTGTCAATACCGGCTAGAGTGCTATAGGTTGGGGGCCATGCATCTGGAGTGGATGAAACATACTCAGATAGTGGTGTGAAATTGGGGCCATAGTGACGCAGTGTCTTGGTAGGTGCGTCAGTTAGCCCATTACCTGGTGTGGGTGCTGAGTTCTGATGGTTATCATGATAAAGGCTACTTGACATTCTTATTCCTTTTGCTGCGCTGATTCTTTCTTAATTGGTCTGCTTGTTCTGTTACTACTTTGACTTTAATGGGCTTAGTGGGTACATGACCATAGACCATATAGTCATACATTGTGTTATTAGAACCCATTCTTACTGATGAACTAGGCATCGTTATATTGGGGTGACTGTGACGAGGTAGAGGACGGCAGCGCCCTGTGTCGGTCCAGGGCTGGCTCCGATTGTGGTGCCGTCCTGCGACACGACAACCTTGATCGGATCGGCATTCACGAAGATGCCAGGGAGGAACCGGATCGGGCCGACGTAGTTGACCGTCTGACCGGGTTGCACAGAGCCTTCGGTGTTGGCCGCGGTCAGAAGGTCCGACCACATCCCCCTAGTCGGGGTCACTTGCGGGGTGACGTTGCCGTTGCCGACCTGTAAGCCGTCGAACGTGAAATCCTGACCCGTCATGTCCAAAGGACCGATCCCGAAACCCCACAGCCCGAAGTTGCCGCTCGCGAAGCTCCCAATGTCACCGCACGGTGTGGTCCCGTCCCACGGGGTGTTGATCTGAATCCATGCGTCCATGAGGATGTCCCCGATGGTCGGCGTGTAGACAGCCGCCCCAGTCAAGAGGTTCGGTGTATCGAAGGCAAACGGGAACTTGCGGACGACTGGCACCCCAGTATGAAGTGGGCTTGGTGATCCTACTGTACCAACTTCTCTCCATTTGGTTGCATCTGTACCTGGAGTAACATTAGAAACATTAACTAACGATTCCCAAAGATTACCGGCATTGTCAAATACTAAAGTGCTTGCTTGATAAAATACTCCAGCTTGATATATTGGAAAGTTAGCCATTACTTTTTCTTTTTCCGTAAACGTTTGTTTGGGGTTAAAATAGAATTACTGTCTTGTGTCCATTTAGTTGGAGCCATAGTTCTATATGTTGGTTGACCCTTACCACCACTTAGTTTTCTAGATTTTGGCATTGGGGTTCTTCCTCTTTTTAAAGTAGGGGTCGGGAGCTGCGGCGGTCTTCCGCTTTTTGATATTAGGACTTATTCCTGGCTTATGTACGTCAGGATAGCGACCACTACTTACTCTTTTTCTTTTTGGCACTCTTGCCTAACATTCTGTCCGCTTTAGCTCTAATAGCTGGACGTTCTGCGGGTGAAGCTTTTCCTATTAACATCAATGCAGAACGTGCATGTTTTTTATCATTAATCGGAAAAGATCCCGACTTCGCTTTCCCGGCAGCTGTTTTCGCTTTCGATGGTACACCGAATTGTGACTGTGGAATCTTCTTCCTCTGTGAGATACTGAGCTTTGCCATTATAATCAACTCCATATTTGTTAGCGAACTTCATAGCTAAATACCAGGTATGTCTATCTTTGATTTCTTGATCCGTTATAGGATTATATTGGTTTCTATAACCTCGACACATAAAAGACGCATGATAAAAATCAATTGCTATGTGCGCTTGCTCACGTTTTACAATCATATAAGGATACAGCTCTAATAGTAAATTATAAACAGCCCTAGACGTAATATTCCATTCCCATGTTGGCAGGTTGTGTAGTCCGCTATGCATATACGGTCCATGTAGCCTGCCACCAAAGCGTTCTTGTACTTTTTCAAGAACTAACCTGTTTGTCATTGTTATTTTAAGTTTAAGAATATAACTAGATTCTTTTTTAGAATCATTAATAATATGTATTGAACCTTCTCCATCGATTAATGCAGCCATATAGGCTAAAGATATAGGCTCTATTCTAAAATTAAACGATTCGAAATGGCATGTATTCATATCATAATTATATCACTACTTCTTAGGCTGCTTCCTGCCGGTGTACTGTCCACTTATCTTACGTAATTGTGCCTTACCCTGCTTGGTTAGTGTAATAAATTGATCGCGTACAATTGTATGTGATTCTGTTTTCTTTTCCATATAATTATCCTCCTGCTCCGGGAATTAATAATGTTACAGCTACAGTTATTGCTACAGCTGCACCTAGTAAAATAAAGGTTTGAACATATCCTGCTTTACCCTTATCCCTAAAATGGCCTATGAGAAAGCCCACTCCAACAGTAAGGATGGCGGTACCAAAACAAGCTGCTAATTTAGGTAAAAAGATAAAGGGAATTACAGGTATAAGTGTACCAAATAAAGTTGCAGCCCCCATAGCTATAGCCTTGAGAATACTAGAGGAGTTATCACCCAGTAATTCTCCCCCCCCCATCGACACTGCCGCAGCGGCAGCTAATCCAATACAGGCATGAACAATATTCCCAGGACTGCCCGTAGCTAGTAATCCGATAATAACTCCCAGAACAGTTACGACCCCATCAAAGGACCCGAAGATGAACTGGGACATGACTCCCTTATCTATTTTCATACACTAAATAGTAAAGGGCAGCTTACGCTGCCCGGTTACTAAAGAGGATTATAATTTACTCATCTTTTCCTAATGCTGTCATAGCCATTTCTGTCTTAATTAATTCTAGTAGACCAATGACTTCAGTAGCTTGAGCATCACCATTCCATTTGAATCTATATGCCATCTGTCCATCTTGGTTTAAGTAACCTAAGATACGGACTCCTACTACTGCTATAGCTCCTGTAGTTGGTATTAAATCCTCTC